ATTAATATCAACAGTACTACCAGGTACTATTAGAAGAGAACTTGCTCCATTAATTACAAATACAAAACTAATTTATAATCCTTATTTGATTGCTATGGGTTCTGTAGGTTGGGATATGCTTAATCCTGAGATGATTATTGTTGGTACAATGAAAGGCGTTCAGGCTACTGCCACTAGAGCACAAAGTCTATTAAACTTTTATACAATGATTTGTGATAACAAACCACGTGTTGAGTTTGGCACTTGGGAAGAAGCAGAAGCAATTAAAATATTTTATAATACTTTTATTAGTGCAAAAGTTTCCTTGGTAAACATGATTCAAGATGTTGCTGTTAAAATTGGTAATATGAATGTTGATGTAGTAACCAAAGCATTAGCAAAAAGTACGCAAAGAATTATAAGTGCAAAATATATGAAAGCAGGAATGGGCGATGGAGGACCTTGTCATCCTCGCGATAATATTGCTTTAAGGTATTTGGCAAATAAATTAGATTTGCATTATGATTTGTTCAGTGCTATAATGAAGTCAAGAGAAACGCAGGCAAAGAATATGGCAAAGGAAATATTAAAATATGGAAAAAATGTATTTTTTACATCAAATACATATAAGCCTAATACAACTATAACAGACGGTTCTTATTCATTATTAGTGCAACATTATATTAAAGAACTAGGTGGAACAATAACGGATGTAATTAATATGTGTGAAACAAATAATGTAATTGTTAGAGTTCACGAACAAGATAATATTACTAATAATGATTCAGTTACTATATTTGATCCATGGAGATCTTATCCTAAAGCCAAAAATGTAGTTTATTATGGTGATACAAAGAATGTATGATATAGTTTTTATTGGATATAAAGAAAAAGAAAAAGAAGAAAATTGGCAAAAAGCATTAAGTAGGTTTCCAATGTTAAAGAGAGTAGACAATGTTAAAGGTCTGCGTCAAGCACATATAGTAGGAGCAAAAATGTGTTGGACAAAAATGTTTTGGATTATAGATGCTGATGCTATTATTCATGATAATTTTGATTTTTCTTATCTTCCAGAATCATGGGACGAAGATATGGTTCATGTTTGGAGATGCATTAATCCAATAAATGATTTAGTATATGGATATGGCGGTGTAAAATTATTTCCTAGAATAAAAACTATCGAAATGGATATGACAAGTCCTGATATGACAACTAGTATAAGTTCAAAATTTATGTTAATGCCACAAGTTTCAAATGTTACTGCTTTTAATACTGATCCATATAATACATGGAAGTCAGCATTTAGAGAATGTACTAAATTGTCTAGTAAAATTATTGATAATCAAAAAAACGAAGAGACAGAAAAAAGATTAGATATTTGGTGTACAATAGGAATAGAAAAACCACATGGCAAATATGCTATTGCAGGAGCAAATGCAGGACGTGAGTATGGTTATAAGAATAGAGGAAATATTGAAGCATTAAACAAAATAAATGATTTTAATTGGATAAAAAAACAGTATGACAGATTATAAACTAACAGCAGATATTTTACGCAATATATCTTATGCTATGCATTCAGAGGAAAAATCTGATTTAAAATTGAATTGGTATCCTATTATACAACGATTGGGTAAAGTTATGAATGCATATCCTAATGTTAATTGGTTAGATGTTTTAAGTAGAGGACAACTTGATAGTAAAATATGGTTAATATCTAAACTGGAACAATTGGATATAGAATTAAAAACTGTTTTTATATGTGGTGGATGGTATGCTAGTTTGGCATTAATGATGTTTAATAGTAAACTTAATATTGGAAAAATAAGATCATTCGATATAGATCCTTCATGTGTGAATATAGCAGATACATCAAATAGAGATCACGTATTAGACGACTGGAAATTTAAAGCCGTAACTCAAGATATTCATAATATAAATTATACAGGACATACTTACACTACACATAGAGCAGATGGTCAAGCACGAGAATTATATGATGTACCCGATACATTTATTAATACATCATGTGAACATATAGAAAATTTTGCAGACTGGTATAGTAAATTGCCAAAAGGAAAACTTATTTGTGTACAATCAAATGATTATTTTTCTTTACCTGAACACGTAAATTGTTCTAAAAATCTTTCAGAATTTGCAAAACAAACACCAATGTCGGAGTGTTTGTATGAAGGAGTTCTAGATTTAATAAAATATAATAGGTTTATGAGAATTGGAATTAGATAATTTAACATTACGAGAATTACAACAAGAAAGTGCAAGAGCATTAGCAACGTTTGATGCAACTAGTAATAATCTGTCAAAATTTAATAAAATGGCTCATCATGATAGCCAAAATTGGTACAAAGCAATACTGGCCGATTACATATCAAAACATGGAGATTTGCCATCTAAAACAGGACCTGGTAAAACTGTAAAACTAATTTTATCCAAATAAATACAAACGAGTAAAAAAATCTTTAATCTTGCAATAAGATTAGGTTGTAATAACTCAGGATTATTATGTATAAACTAGAAGACATTAGACAAGTTCATTTAGAAATTACGCAAAAATGCCAAGCCGCGTGTAGTATGTGCGACAGAAACATGAACGGTGGAGCATTAAATCCTCATCTTCATTTAGATCAATTAACATTAAAAGACGCCCAAAAGATATTTTCACCAACATTTATTAAGCAACTTACAGCCATGCAGATGTGTGGGAATCATGGTGATCCTATTATTGCTGAAGATACATTAGAAGTTTTAAAATATTTTAGAAAACATAATCCAACTATGTGGCTCAGCATGAATACCAATGCAGGTGCAAGAGATGAACATTGGTGGCATGAATTAGCAGAAGTATTAGGGACACACGGAAGAGTGATATTTTCAGTAGATGGTCTCGAAGATACAAATCATTTATATAGACAAAATGTGCAATGGAAACTAGTTGAACGTTCGTTTCATGCTTTTGTTGAGAGTGGTGGAAGAGCACGTTGGGATTTTCTTGTTTTTGATTACAATGAACACCAAATTGAAGAAGCAAGAGAAACTGCAAAAAGATGGAATGTAGAAGAATTTGTTGTTAAAAAAAGTTCAAGATTTATTACAGGACACACGTCAGAAAAGAAAGATAGTCATCAAGCAGTAAACAGAAAAGGTAAAAAAACAACATTACTTAAAGAACCAATAAGTGATGATTTAAAAAATCCTGCATTAAAAAAACAAAAAAGTATATTAGAACAATATGGAACCATGGATGCTTTTTATGATGTTGCAGAAATATCATGTAAGGTAGCAAAAACTGGAAGTATCTATGTAAGTGCAGAAGGAATTGTTTTGCCTTGTTGTTGGACAGCAGGACGTATGTATAAATGGTGGCATAAAGATCCTAAGGTAGAACAAATTTGGGATTATATTGATAGAGCAGGAGGCAAAGAAGCCTTGAAAGCAACCAAAGTAGGATTAGAAGGAGTATTTGCTACAGGTATATTTGATGATATTGCCGCAAGTTGGAATAAGAAAGGGTGTAATGATGGCAGGTTAAAAGTATGTGCAATGAAATGTACTAAACAATTTGATGTAGTGGGGTCACAATATGAATAAATTACCATCAGAAACTTTTTGTGCATTGCCGTGGTTACATTTAAGCAGTAGACCAGATGGCAAGATGAGAACTTGTTGTACGTCAAATGCAAGTTCAGTACAAGATCCTGATTCAAGTAAAAAAATAGGTGGTGGTGAAGTTGGAATAATAAGACGTGAGGACGGAGTTCCGGCAAATTTTAATCATACAACATTAGAAGAAGCATGGAATAGTTCTTATATGAGAAATGTAAGAAAAATAATGTTGCGTGGTGGAAAGCCTGCTCCGTGTTTAAAATGTTATAAAGAAGAAGATGCAGGACATTATAGTAAACGAAATTGGGAAACTGAATATTGGGGTAATCGTTTTAATATAGACGAATTAGTAAAAGAAACAAATGAAGATGGATCTACACCACCAAAGATTAGATATATTGATTTACGTTTAGGAAGTAAATGCCAATTGGCCTGTGTCATGTGTTCACCTCATGATTCTAGCGGGTGGATTAAAGAATGGCAACAAATGCACCCACAAATAAAAAATGAAAAATTAAAAAGTACAAGCCAATGGGATAATAAAGGAAGAAAAGATGGTGCTAGTTATAACTGGCATAAAAATAATCCAAGATTCTGGAAAGATTTAATGGATCAAATACCTCATATGTATCAGTTATATTTTGCTGGTGGTGAGTCATTGGTTATTAAAGAGCACTATGAACTATTAGAAGAATGTATTAAAAGAGGTCATGCAAAA